GGTATCAACAACCCCAGCATTATTACATCTAAAAGGTGTGATATCAAAAAGCTGTCCCTCAAAATATAAAAGTAAAAATTTATCTGTTCCTATCGCAACATATCTATTGCCTTCAGTATCAACAAATGCATGCTGTTTTCTAGCAACACCAACAATAGAATCGGATAACAAAGATTGCCAACCACCGACTTTTTCTGGCAGACCATATCTAAATCTTACATTATCAGAGTCGACCCAACGACCCTCTGCACCAACACTTGTGTCCTGTTTGTCAATTCCTGGAGCAAACTTGATTTGAGTAAGCGGCATGTTTTACTCCTATGATGTGCTATTGGTTTTTATTTGCCAGCCTTTTGTAGCAGTTGTGAAAATTAATGTAACACATTGATTGTTAGTAGTTAAGTCTAGATCAGATGTGCCACCTTGAATATTAGATCCGTTTCTTGCAACCACACATTTGTTAGTTCCAAAACCATTTGATGCGGATACATCCATTATTGTTACCTCGTCACCCTGTGCAGGTGAGGCTGGTAATGTGATTGTCACAATATTTGCAACCGTGTCTACACCAATTTGATCTCCTGCTACTGCCGTGTATGTTGTCTTACTAGCTGCCGTTACCTCTGTAAATCCTTTTTCCATCATCGCTAGAGTTGTGGCTGGAACACTACCTCTAGAATAAACCAAAACTTTTGCACCCTCTGGAAGAGGCACTTGTGTAGATGCACTTTGACCCGCTGTTAATAATTTTATGGTATGACTGTCTCCTGCACCACCTCTGGTAGTTCCATCCTCTACAAAAAATACCCTGTTAGCATTACCACCTGATGTGCTGGCTGGCATTGTTAGGGTTGCGTCTCCTGATAAAGTGCCAGTAAGTTTGATATAAAGATTTTTACCATTTGCAGTTGCGTCTCCATCGGCCAAACTTAAGGTTACATTACCAGAACTTAGAGTAACCTCCACATAACCTGATGTTGCTGTCTGTAATAATTGTAGATTAGTATTTGTGATTGTTCCCCATAGACCGGCTTTCTCACCTGTTGCTACGAGTTCTAATGATAAATCTGATGAAAATGTTGATGCCATATTAGTACGGTTTTATTGGTGTCCAAACCATTGTTGCTCCTGGTATTATATCATTCCACGTAATAACTCCTGGCTCCACTGTATCTAATGATAAAGCATTACCTGTAGGACTTATATTTGCTTCACCACTTATTGTAACATTACCTGTAGCCAAGGTCAACGAGTTTCCAGAAGGGGTAACGTTGGTATCTATATTAATGGTAAATGCACCTAAACCTAAAGATACGGCATTTCCTGTGACCGTGTGATTAGCATCAGCAGTAATAGTTAATTGACCTGTTCCTAATGTAAATCTATTTGGATCTAGATTTGTGGTAACTGCATCCGCAATAATACCCACACTACCTATTGTGATAGCTAGTGAATTTTTAGATACTATTACGTTAACACTATTTTCAGGTCCTGATGTAGCAAATGGTAATGCTGATATTGCGTCAAATCCTAAACTCATAAATTTCCTTAAAAGGGGACTGTGTGGTATGTGGTGGTGACACAGCCCCCATTTAAGAATTATATCATCGTTTAAACCAAGAGGGAAGACCTAAATGTGGACGGGTATCAAACATATTATCTCTAGCTCCCGGTGTCTTACGATTGTTATAATGCAGAAAAACCTGTACGCATTCTTTGCCTTTAAACTTTTCTCTCCAATGCTCTAGTTCAACACCTCTATAAACCAACATATCTCCAGGTTTTAGGTCCACCCTAACACCTTTTGCTTTACTAGCCGCAGTAATATTTTTACCATCTGGTGCACCCACGTTTTCATCTGGGCTTAAATATATAGGCCAGTCATCGCCACCTAAATTCATGGTGGTTGATATTTCACAACTAAATCTATCTTTGTGTCTTTTAAGTTCATCACCTTTTTTATAGATTCGTGCATACGTATATGCAGGATATAGTTTTAATCCTGTTGCTTTTTCCATACCTGGTTGACATTTAAGTAATAAAGTTTCCATAGCAATATCTGCAAAATGAGAATATGTATTTGGTATTTGATCATTTGGCGCTTCATAAACTCCAAATGTTTCTTCAAAAGGAGAAATATATCTAGTTTTACGAAAAGTATCATATACTTGTTTTTTCATTCTAAAATAGTTTGCAATAAAAACTGCAAGATCTTTTGATATTGCTTGTTTAATAACTGTATATTTATTTTTTTTAAATGACATCTTTAGCCATTCCTTTAGGTACTGCTTGTAGATTCCAATGTATAAATCTAAAAGGTTCTGTGCCATGATCAACAGCAAATTCATGTTCTAAATAACCTGGAAATATTATAAGTGTACCAGGTTTTACTTTTAAATGAAATTGTTCATGACCTGCCCATACACCTTTTAAATCTGATTTCATTTTTAATTTTGTGCATCTTGCACCAGTCTTTGGTTCGTGAAATACTGGATATGATGTTTTATCACTAGCTTTTAAAAAATAAAAACCTGATACATGTTGGTTCCAATGTATATGCGCTGAATGGTGACCACCGCCTTTTTTAGCAAACTCTTGTACCCACAATTCAGAAAACATAGTTGTGTATTCTTTCATGTCATAACCTTGATGATCTAAATACTCCCAAGACTTTTGACCTATGTAATTTCTAAAATCTAAAAAATCATTGTCGTGTGTTAATGGTGTTGAATGGTATGATGTTCCAAAATCACCATGTTTTTTTATGTATTCTTTTTCTCTTTTTCTAGCATCAGAAATATATTTGTTACTTGCTTTGTTTAAAGATTTAACAAATTCTGGTTTTTCTTCATTCCATATTACAGTTGGAAAATAACTATTTATAAACATTATATAAAAGGCCTCCCTAAATGCCATACCACAAGACTATATCTTGTGCCTGATGTTACTGGTTTAACTCTATGCCACACAAAACTAGGAAATATAATAATAGATCCTTTTGGTAATATTTCTTTACATTGTATTCTATGTTTTGATTCATCTCGCATATGCGGATCATAATTTCTAAAATCAAATTCTAATTCACCACCACTATATTCTGAGCCATCTGTTAATTGACAAGTCATAGATAATTTTCTAATCTTACCATGATCGGGTGTATTTGGTTTATCATAAGGTTTATCCCAACTATCACAATGCCAGTCATAATATTGATTTAATTTATATTTTGTAAATTGACAAGATTCCGATCTGTCCCATTGAAAATTCCAACCAGCATTTTTATTAGCTTCATGAACAAAAGGATGTAATTCTTTATATATCCAAGTATCATTTAACCATACTAAATCTGATTTTCTTTTTATTTGTATATTTCTAACTTCTTCTTTTGATAATTTTTCTTTGTCATAGCCACCTGTTCTTGCCATACTTTCTTTTTGTGCATTAGCATATTTAATTACTTCATCACAAAATCTAGGAGTTAAAGCAGATTTAAAATACCAATAATAATTAGATATATTCATACGTTATAGTTTGTACAAAATTTAAACTATCCTTTTGATTATTAGTTAAGTAATACATATTAGTTGATGGAAACATTATAAATTTATTATTAGTCAGTGGTATGTCCCAAGATCTACCTTTACGTCTGTTATCTTCATAATGTATTCTAACATTACAATCTTTGACTTTTACACCATATAACAATGTGTAATCTGGTGAGTTTTTTAAATCTACAGGATCTATATTTAATAATGGAATTGTAGTTTCTTGAGGCTTATATATACTGCCCCACGTTTCTTTATTAATTAAAGTAAATCCATAGTTTAAAATTATATGATCTCTCATATAAGTATTTAACATATCGAATGTTCGTGAGAACGGAAAATCTTTGTTTTGAATTACTGATTGTAAAATATCACCTGATAATTTATCTCGGTCAATGTCCCAATCTTTAGGCATTGCCACATCTCCAAAATATAATGCTTGTTCGCTTAATACTTTCTTTTGCATACCACCACCATTTTTAATTTACGCTGAGTGATCTGTCAAGTCCCAAGACTGGCCCGATTCATTCCAAACGTAATCCCATTTATGTGTGCCAGCATCATTCTGTGATTGTTGTTCTGCTGTTAATGCAGGAGCAGCACCGATTGGTGAATCCCATTCTGCAGTTGTAATATTTTTTACCCAAGAAGGATAGGGTTTTCTATGCCAAAAGATTTGATTTTCTTCGTCCCATATAGAACCTATACCTGCGTAGTTTCCTCTAAATGCTTTTGAGTCATCACCAGATTTATGTTTGTTACCTGATGTATTGTAAGATGTTTGAATCCACATTTCTGCAGGCCAGTTATTATGTGTTTGCAACCACTCTTGTCCCACTCTTTCATCTTCAACACCATCAGCATTTAACATTTTATCGTTATCCATTGTAAGAACAGCGATAACTTTTCCATTAGCTCCTAATTTTGCAAAATGTGCCATAATGTTTTTCCTTATATATTAATTCTTATTGTAGTTCAAGTTGAATGAAATAGTTATTTTTTCATTGCTTTTTTGACTATTTGTACAATGATTTATATTACTTTTAAAGAGTAAAATACTGCCTGGAATACATTTATATGAAGTATATTTAGCTGATAAATCATTAAAATTTTGTGGAGGTAAGGTCATGTCATCATCTCCAAAAAACAATATTTGATCCTCTTCACTATCACAGGACAAATAAAAAGCTCCGCTTAAAAAAGAGCCTGGGTGTATGTGTTTAATTAAAGAGTCACCTTTTTTTCCTATATTAAACCATGCAGACTCTATAAATAATTTATCTATAAATTCTTGATCATACCCCAATTCTATTAAATATAGTTTAGATTCTTTTAATACCTTTTCAAAAAACTTATTAAATATTTTATCTTTTAAAATAGAATAATTAGTGCTGTGTGAAGTATCCACATTTATAAATCCATTTCTATATAGTTTGTTATTTTTAGAAATAGCTAAAATATGTTTTTTAAATTCTGTACTATTATAAAAATTTTCTTTGTAATAAATAGTTTTTGGACAAAACGTATTTATCTCACCACCACTCTTTAATTTTTTAAATAACATTAATTTTGAAATTTATATCTTATAATTACCACACCACCCCCACCATTTCCACCTGTGCCACACGGAGTTCCACCTCCACCTCCACCGCCGCCGGTTTCCGCAGTTCCTGCAGTTCCAGCACCAGAGCCTGCTTTACCAGCACCTCCACCTCCAGAACCACCAGTTCCAGCAGTATATCCAGGTTGAATACCTCCACCGCCACCACCTGCATAAGTGACTGATGCACCCGTAATAGATGTTGCTCCTCCTGCACCTCCTGGACCAGCTTGTCCTGGTGATGGTGAGCTTCCTGGTGATGGAGCCGTTGTTCCTGCAGCACCAAAACCTCCACCTCCACCGCCAGCCGATGGTGGAAAATCTACACCCATACCACCATCATTACCTTGTGGTGGACTAACTGATGGTACATTTCCTGCACCTCTATAAGCTGTATTAGTTCTCATATCAGAAACACCACCTCCTGAACCTCCATCATCTCCAGCACCTTGATTTGTAGGTTGAGGATTATTTGGTGCAGGAGTACATGGAGCTCCTCCACCTCCTCCACCTGCAGAAGTTTTACATAAAGCAGATGAATTTACTCCAGGATTTACTGCTTTTGCTGATGATGGTGCTCCTGGTCCTCCACCACCTACTTGTATTGGATAAGCTTGAGCTGTTAAAACTATTCCAGAACAGGCTGCTATACCTGGAGCTGAAGTATATGGAGTTGCTGAATTAGTTTTAAATTCTCTTAAACCTCCTGCTCCACCGCCACCACCTAAACGAGCACCTCCTGCTCCACCGCCTCCTACAACTAAAAGAGCTGCTGTATTTCTAGCTGTGCTTACATTTGATATTGCTGAAACTGAAAATGTTCCAGGTCCTGTAAATTTATGTACTCTAAAATCTCCATCATCTGATGTAGTTCCACCTGTTGCCTGTATATATGGTGATGCTCCTGTTTCTGTATCTTCAGCATTCTGAACGTTAATCCAACCCTTTGTAGAATCTACATAAACAAAAGTTGCTGCCTGACCATCTACATTTAAAATAGCATCATCAGTTTCACCACCAATTTTTTCGGAACCATTGGCAGCTATTGTAAAATTATGTGTTGCAAAATTTCGTGCGTAATCAGAAACTGCAACAATAGCTCCAGCACTTCCTGCTGGTAAACTCATTGTTATTGGACTACTTGAATTTATAAAATATCCCTCTCCGTTTGTTGCTGAAAAATTTCCTGTTTTAATTGAACCTGTTTGCCAATTAACCGAACCTTCTCTACCAAAACCTGTTTGCGTTCCGTTATTTGTAATAGTTACACCAGCAGGAATAGTAAATGTATCTCCACTATCTCCAAATGTGACTGTACCACACGCTGCTCTTGGACTAATTTTATTTACTTTTACTTCACTCATAATTTACCTATTGAAACTTGTACCTTATTATTACTATACCTGAACCGCCACCACCACCAGCTATAACTGCAACTGGGGATGCTGGAAAACCTCCGCCTCCGCCACCACTACCGGTATTAACTGTGCCTGCGTCTGCTGTATTTCCTGGTCCGGCTCCTCCATCTCCACCACCGCCAGTACCACCTGAACCTGCAGCGTAAATCGAACCATTTGTACAACCACCGCCACCACCACCAGCTCTTGCTGTTGGAGTTCCATTTATACTTGATGTTGTACCTGCACCGCCGTTAGCACCACCTGGTCCGCCATCGGTTCCTACAGCTGAAGCACCACCACCGCCACCACCTCTAAAATTTGATTGTGGAGGAGTTGAACCTTGTCCACCATTAAATCCTTGTGCTGGAGAGACTGATGGAGTATTTCCTGTTCCACCTGTATTACCACCTGGTGCATAACCGCCACCACCTCCGCCTGAACCACCCGGTCCACCAGCGTAAGTTGAATCAGGTTGACCTAAACCACCACCGCCACCAGCGGCACTTGTAATAGGGGCTGGTGAAAATCCTAAAACAGAATTAGTTCCTGGAAATATAGCTTTAGTAGGATTAGGATAAGCTGAAGGAGGATTTGGTCCACCTCCACCAACTTGAATTGGATAAGCACCTGTTACTGCTGTTTTACCAGCGACACCTCCTCCTAAAGGAGATGCTGTATAGCAACCAGATGCTGCTCCTGATGATTCTCTATAACCTCCAGCTCCACCACCACCTGCTCCATTTGAAGGAGCTGCACTACCACCTGCTCCACCTCCACCTATAACTAAATAATCAAAAACGTTTGAACTTGAAGGACCTGGAGCACCACCAGCACCAAGTATTGTAAAAGTTCCTGGACCTGTAAATGTATGGACTTTAAAATTTGTGCAAACAACTGACTCTGTTCCACCTGTTGCAGATATAAAAGCACTTCCTGTGTCTGCAAAAACATTATCTTGAATAGATCTCCAACCGATTGTTCCATCAATGTAAACTAAAGTTAAACCCTCACCCTCAGTATTTAATATTACATTACCTTGTCCACCATTAATTTTTTCTGTTCCATTTGGTGCAACTGTCAAAGCTTCTGAATCAAATGTATTGTTGTAATCCTGTACTGAAACAATAGCGCCAGCAGAACCTGCTGGTAAGTTACAAGTAAAAGCACCACTTGTAGTATTACAGAAAAATCCTTGGCCACTTACTGCTGTAAAGTTTGCTGTTTTAATATCTCCTGTTTGCCAGTCTACCGTACCTGTACGACCAAAACCTGTTTGTGATGCACCCGATGCTAAAGCAATTGTATCACCACTAGCGCCAATAGTAATTGTATTACTATTCTCGTTAATAATGTTTTGACCACATTGGTTTTGTATGTTGTTTACTTTAATTATACTAGTCATATTATGTATCTCCTAATCTTTTAAATAAAAGCATAGTTGCATTATATCCAGTATTGCCTTCAAAAAATGCGTTTGTGCTATCTCCATTTGATCCTCTAGTTCTAAATCTATCTGTAGAAACATCTGTTACATCCATAAGTATACTTTGATTAGAAGTTTGCCTTGATGGAGGATTTCCAGCACCACTTTCGTAACCAATCCACAATAAACTTTGAGTGGTGTAAGCACCTCCTGAATTTGTGCTTAATTGCATCACAACAGAAACATTAGTATCAGTGTAATCAGATGAACCAAAAACTATAGTTTGAGTTATTTCATAAATTCCAGTTTGAGGAAATGTAAACACTCCCGAGCTTTCTGTCATAGCCGAACCAATATTTACTGAACCAGCTTGATCTGCTGCTTCCCATCCAGTAATAGTTTGATCATTACCATTACAAGTAAAATTAGAGGACAACCTCCATTGTTGAGCCATTGTAATTCCGCCAAAACCTGTAGCTGTTCCAGAGTTTGTTATCGTTGCACCCGCTGGTACTGTAAATGTGTCCCCTGAATCTCCTAAAGTAAAAGCTGTACCTGAAGCTGGAGAAATTTTATTAGTTTTTAATTCTGTTGAAACAGTCGTTGTTGCAGGTAAATTAACTGTTGCGTTTGTTGTAGTTAAAATTGCACCACTAGGTACAGTTATAGTGTCTCCACTAGCCCCTACCGTTAAAGCTGTGCCTGATTGTGGTTCTATTGCATCTACTTCTATCTTTGACATTATACTATTACTAAAGTCCCTGTTACCGTTATTGTACCAGGCACAATTATTGGTCCTGCAAGAACACCGTTCTCGACAGTTTGTGTGCCATCAATCGTACCTGCTTGATTATTTATAAATTCATTTGGAGCCGTTCCTCCTCCGATGTATTGGATTCCGTTTACTATTGCCGTCATAATTCCTCCTACGAACTAATATCGTCTATGAATGAAGTGACAATATCTAAAGATGAAGCAGTGTTGCTTTGTGCTTTTAGTGTGTCACCATTTTTCAACACGATTTTAGCACCACCTTGAATTAGTTCGATTGCAGAGTTTGGTGGAACACTGACTTCTTTTGCAAGAAAATGATCATTTCCACCATTTACAATCTGACAACTAGCCAAGACAGTAGAAGCGCTGGTATTACAGATTCTGATGCCAATGACAGCATCAAAGTCTCCACCAACTATTAAATCAACTGGTGATGTACCAACGTTTCTTTGTAAATTGTTTCTAAAATTTTGTGCCATAATTTATTCCTTTATAACGCCACCGCCATTGCTAATGCAAAACCAGCTGACGCTGCTCCTACCGGATCTCCTGATGCGTCCAAGAAAACCGATTTACTTGCAGGCATTGTACAAAATACATCTAATGTACTTGAACCACCTGAATTAAAATTAATCTTTGAAGTATTGCCTGCAGAGTTACTTAAAACCGTGTCTCTTTGTAAAGTTGTAGAACCTGATAAAGTTCCTAAACCTACCTCAAAGTTTGCTGTGCCTTGTTCAAAGATAGTATAATAAGTTGTATTAGAAGTTCCAATACCACTATTAAATGTTATAAAACCAGTTACAGCACCGGCAAGTGTAATATCACCTGTGCCTTGTGTTGTACTCGTTTCTTTTACTCTATCGTTTATAACCAACGCCATAAATTTTTTCCTTAACTCATACTAATAATTGCATTAGATGGTGTAGTCGGATCAGGGAACGTGATGGTAAAAGTACCATTCGTTGCTGTTTTATTACCATTGAAATCTAAAACCACTACTAGTCTATTTGCTGTACCATCAACTGTATCCGTATTGTAGATAGCTGCAAATGCTGCAGTAAAAGATGCTAAACTATAAGTAACATTATCAAAATCAACTGAAGCAACTGCTGTGCTCGAAGCAACTCCAAGTCTTGTTAATGTTTTTACGGAATAGTTAGTACCACCTGTAGTATCTACCTCACCATTACCAGTTCCTAATAAAGCAACTGTCGATGCGTTTGTATAAGGGTTAGTTGTGTACAGAGAAATTTTAAAAGTGTTTCCACCAGAAGCTTTGAAGTTATGATTAGCTTCGAAGAGAGCACCCCTAAAACTATTTGGTATTATATTTGCCATATTGTTTTATCTCCTATTTATAACTTGATGGTGGTTTAACGTTAAGTTGAGCACGAACTT